AGTGATCGGCTTGCGTAAATGTAGCCGGAAGAGAAGTTACGACATGCGTGTCTGCCCAAGAAACTACGGATACCCCAACAGTGAAAAGAATCGCCAACAGAAATCGTTTCATCAGTCTAGAGTCTCTTTTTCACTACGATTGTATTTACATTTTCCAGAGTCATACAACTATCGACTGCACTCGTATCTGTGTAGGCCTTGTCGGTTATGATCCACCAGTAGTAGTATTTAGCGTTATCAATAAGCCCAGTCGCTTGTAGAGTGTCGGGGTCTGTGATTCCGGTTGTGATTTCAACGCTACCGAGAGGGCCGGAGATATTGTTGTCATCATCCCAGACCATTTTCAGACTTGATACGGTGTTTGCAACGTAGTCATTCCGAGATTTGAAAGTAGAGATCGTACTGTCAACATTCGATAGTGCAAAGGAAAGTGAATCCCACATAGCGACAGAGCCATCGACTGTATCCGAAAAGGCCCCATCCCACATTACCGTTCGCCAGTATTCGGTGATTCCATCATTTACGCTTGTAATTGTTACCGTGGTATCGGTAGAGATTTCAGTTCCAACTCCGGCTGCTGTACCCGCCGGACTTGTAGTTCCTTTGTAGATTTGAACCGAGTCAACATTGCCGGTTTGCCCCGTAAAACTCAGATTCAAACCGAAACCGGAGACGGTAGTGTCATCTACAATCGCGGTATGGCTCAATCCATTATCGAATGACACCCGACCGACTACAAGATCATCTTTGTTTGCAGTAGCGTAAACTGTGGGCATATAGGCAACGTAAGCAACATCTCCGTGAGCAGCTGGCACATAATAGGTAGAACTGAAGTAGACCGTTCCAGAGGCTCCCCCGGATAATCCCCCAAGCCTACCTGTAGAGGAATCAGAGACAATCGTATCGTTTTTGAATGTGTTGTCTGAGAAGTCAAACCACATGCAGTTAAGGTCGCACGAATCTGAATGCGGGTAGAAGTATTTCGGATAGAACAACACAAGTCTTCCATAGGAGTTCACACAGAAATTGTACTCAGGACCATTCGACCATGCATAGGTATTCATCTGACGTGAACCAGTTGTCCAAGTAACGTCATCATAATACTTGTATGCCCAAAACAGAGTATCGTACGTAGTGCCAGAAGAATTTGGAATCGCAACAAACTGAATCGTATCGCTCACTACTGCGAATCCATACATACGCTGAGTCACGGCCGTAAAGGGATTATTGGTTGTCTTATACCACTTGTTTGCACCAGTTGAATCTCGACGCCAGTCCCACCACTCAAGCGCATTATGTAAACCAGAAAAGATTGTCAGTGAGGTTGTAGGGTCAGTTCCGTTATACTTAAAACGATTTGCCATAGCAATGCGTGTACTACCAGAAGTCACTGACAAATCCGTCACGCGCATAGAATCAGACCACGTAGACCCGTTATCTGCACTCACAAAAGTCATAACATCAAGTTGGTCATCACTAGTACCATCATGCCCGCGAGTTACCATAATAACCGTATCGGTTCCGATGATCGGCTGGATAGCCGCCCGGTAAATGTCGTATCCGGTTTCAACATAAGCAGACGTTGAACTGTGGAAAAGAGTATCGAGAGTCCCCGATATTTCATTTACCAGAATCTTAGTCACAAGCATCGAATCGCCAGCGGCAGTAGATTGCGTCATGTAAACTAAATCGGAGTCAGCCGTATAGAAATCAATCCCAAAATGGTTATGACTATCATAGTCGGTAATACCCGGAATGAAATACCCAAGGATTGTATCGTTCCAACCTTCATCAAGATTTCGTGAATAGAACAGGTGTCGCTTCGCGCTACCATATCCACAAAGATAAACAACTACGCCCCCATTTTCCGTAGCAAGAATCTGTTGACGGGCAATACCAAGTTGCCGGGCATTTCCAGAATAGGCGGCGTCGTTGTCGGCTATGAAGTTGTCAATTGTAATGCCCGTAGCCGCAAATACTCCCGCAGCAAACAGAACGCATATCCCCAATACAATCAAGATTCTACTGAACATTAGTGAACCCCACTTCTATCCAATCGTCTCCATCAAAGAACAATTCGATGGAGTCATTTTTTCCGAGTGCTCTTGTACTCGCACCAAGCCGGAGATTGAACAAGACACCATCCTGCAAAGTCAGAACCGAATCGCTTGAGTTAACAACCCGTATAAACTGCCCAAGTATCCCATTGCCGATTGTCGGATTGCTGCTCATAGTCAGGTTGTGATTAGCAGATACCCGAATATAGGCAGCGTCAATAGCAATCGTTTCAGATGCAGCGTCAATTTCCTGCAAGGTTCCAGCATAGTAGGCTAAAATTACGGACAACAAACTATCGACTTGAGTAACTCCGGGGTCACCAAACTGAAGTTGATTGCCAACAGGCGAAGTGATTCTAGTAATGGATGTAACCGAATTGGAGTATATTCGGGCAGTCGTATCTCCATCTCCATTCACATAAGAGATTGTACTATCGTTATCCTCAATCCATAACATACCACTTGAGGGAAGAAACGTGCCCGAAGTTACATCCCAAAACAATCCCTCTCCATCTGCTATCCCCGACAAATCCCCAACGGCTTTATGGTTAAGACTATCGGCATTTGTGTTTGGTAGTACAAAGGCAAGAGAATCTCCAGCGCGTACGACAGTATACCCCGCTGTTCCAGAATTCCGTGGTAGGTAGTAATAATTTCCAATCCAGAGTTTAGCGATATTTGCAAGGTCGATATAGGTTGTATCATAGCCAGCAGCAGAGACTTTGATTTTGTCATCTACTACTGCAATCGTTAGGGTATCGATACCAAAGATGAGCTTGAAGGTATTTGAGGCTCCAATCTCACCAACGATATTTCCTGACTTCAAGCGCGTTCCCGGAGTCGGGTCTGGTGCTTGCGCCGTCACCATAACCGGAAACAGAATCCACAACGTAACTATGAGATTTCTGATGTTCATTTGATGCCTACTACATAATCAAGAGTTAGGACCATCATATCCTCGATAGTCTTTTTTGTAATCGTCATAAACGGACGCGCCGGGAGTACAACCTTTGACTTCAAGAAAAACAATCTCTGAACTTCTGATTCTCCCGGCTTTCGCCCCCACAATGTCTTTCCAACAAAGAAAGCCCCTGTGTAATCACGAGGTCGGCCCTTCACACCCGGATACGGGAGAGCAAGATACTTGGACTTCTTCGGCAAGATCGTTGCCCCAAAGTGCAGAGGCGCAGCAATCTTGGATGGTGTCCCATACTCAAGTGAATATGGACCAATCTCCCTAACCTTTCCCATTGAACCCCGAAGACCACCAGTCTCTTGCAACACTGCCCCTAATTGACTTGTTGAGGGTCTACCGGCCATACGAACGGCAGCCGTATACTTAGAAACCGGAGTCCAACCCGTTCTGTTGTCGGTCGGTGCCGTTTGGAAAATATCAGCCGGAGCACTTTGGAGTCGAAAGTTTAGCATTACGTCTTTGTGAATCCGAGACCAGCAAGCAACCATAAGGGGCTTCATGTTCTTTGCCCGTTTGCTGATTCCCTCAAAGAGTCTCTCAACTTCTTCCAGATGGTATGTAATGCTTCCGACCATTGCTATATTCCCATAGGGTCAATATCGTCTGTGATTTCGGAGTAGTTCGTAACGTCGGTTCCGTATCGATTGATGTTCCACTCAATAGCTTCCATGCTACCCGTAGAGAGACTATTAGTAGTCAGGAGTGAGACATCCGAATCGGGGTCAATCAGTTTACCGAGCATGTCCATTGCATTTTTACGGAACAGAGCCGCATAAGAATTTGGCTTGCTCTCACTCTGCCCATAAAGATAATCAATCGCAGTCGCAGCCGCCAAAGATGCCGATAGGTTATTGACGGTTGGATTTACAACATAGGTTGAGAACACAACAACCGTTCCGGCTCCTACTACTTCCGTACTCGGATTATACCAATCGGCGGCTTTGATCTGGATTTCTCCACTAGTGCTTGTGAAATCGGCTGCAATTGTTCCTGTACCCTGAGAACCGGAAAAGGAAGCATTCACTCTATAGGCGGAGTTTCCGGTAAACTCAATCAACCATTGCTCCGTTACCAAAGTTGCGGAGTTTGCCAGAATCACACCCCTCAATTCAACTGCCCCGCCATCGCCGACTATAGTGTGTGGCCCACGAAAATATGCAGTAGCTGCATAACTTGAGCCGTATATACTCTGCAAGTATCCCCGAATGATTGAATCCGCTTGCCCAATGAATATCTCAATCAGAGAATCAGGAAGCGGCTGCCTACTAACTACGGAGCCGCTATCGGCAAGTGTCTGCCTATCTAAGATAGACAGAAAGGCCCTAACATCCATCGGTGTACTATAGAGCGCAACTTTAGTGGACTTGAAACTTGTCATTTGCGTTTCAATCCGGGAAGTAGCTTTTCCCGGATTGCCTTTTCGGTCAAGTTATTTGTTGGGTCGGAGACGCCATCAATGAATTTCGATTGGTCCTGTTTCAGTTCTTTAAGAGGTTGGGTTCCGGTTGCAAACTGGAGCCCAATATATCGCACTTCCGAATCTTCCAAACTCTTCAAAACAGTAGCTAACCGTTCTCGGAATTGTTTCGTCATTGCCCCCATAGCGTAGAGAACTACGGCGTTCTTTCCAAGATTCGGAACAACTTGAAACTCACTGTCCATCTCTGAAAGAATCACTTGCTCAAGTCGGGCAATCTCTCTATGGACTGGTTTCATATACTTGATTCCATAGGCGTACTGAGCGGTGATCTTAGTTGAAAATCCAGATAGAGCCGAAGTCTCTCCTTCAGTTGTTCCCATTGTCTGCGTAGCTACGGCCTCATAGCACACTAGAAATCTGTCGCAATCAGATAGGGTCTGGATTAAATGCAAACCATCAGTCAAAGATACAGAAGTCACACGGGAATCCGTTGGAACTTTATCCCAGCAATCGATTCCGTCTCGACCCTCTATCACTACAGTTCCGTCCTGCAAAGTCGCTACAAACATACCCAACGTTCTCCTATGATATCTTCTTCGATGCTTTTACCGTATACTCGATTTCTTCCTTGAACGTATACGATGGAGAACCGCCAGTAGTTCCCTCGATCAAAATGACATGAATCTCTTTCCGATTCACGTTGTCGGCTCCTACAATTGCGTTATCCCCCGGCTCCAAATGAAGCTCAAAGTTGTAGCCAAGTTTGTTAGCCGATGTTGCCAGCGAACAACCTAACCGCCATGCTCCAGCATTGTATAGGTCATAGTCGGTTCGGCTATTGACGATCACCTCAGATGCTTTTTCATAGATAGTCAACGTCATCGTTGCCACGTTACTTGGCAGTAGTAGATCGCCATAACGATCTACTAACTTGCCAAATATCACGCCGGAGGATTTTTCAAGGATTTCAACCATATCCGTGCTCTCTCTTGTTAGGTAGTGACCCAACCCTCAGTAGTATCCTCAGTTCCATCAGCGGGAATGTTTGCATAGAGATTACTCGGAGCCGAAGACCCAGTACGGCAATGCTTGATGCCGTGTGTGCCCGCCGTAATGTCAACCCAGTTCGGAGAACCCTCGGTACCGTCATTATACTGGAACTTTACCGCAGGAGCCGTTCCAGTGTAGGTATATCTGACGGACAACTCAAACTGCATCGTATCCGTTGTTTCAACATCGTGAGGGACTTCGATTACCATGTTGAAAGTTGCTCTCTCAGTAGCAGCCCGTGCGGCACCGTCTTGATCGACATAACTCGTAGTCCCTTTGAGCCGGTTTGGATTAGCCTCACCAGCAGTAGCCGCAGCAGGTTTCCAATCCGATGAAGGAGCCGCGTTAGTAGTGTCTACAAGACATACCATTGACTTACTGCTATTGTGTGTAGTGCCTACCAGAATGTCATTCAGCACTGTAGTCAGAGCCGGAGACTCTAACGCGGGGAAAGTCTCATTGTTGTCATAGGCCTCGTACCGAATGACTGAGGATAGGTCTTGACTCGTATAGAACCCGAATACATTCCGAGCCGTGCTCAGATTTCCGTATCCAACTGCCTTGTCAGGAATTGCCATCTTCGTATCTCCTTATCTTGGTCTCACAACTATTTCTTCAAATCCAACTTGACGTATCTTCGAACCTGCAAATTTTGCTCCAGCGGCTATCATTGATTCTGAGATTCCCGCAGATACAATCGCTTCAGAAGAAAAACCAACTTGACCTATCGTAGACGTTTCAAATCCAACCTGCTTAAAGATCATATTCTCAAAATGCGTCCCCGGTCTCGGAGCCACAAATTCCAGTAGCGAGTACAACCGACTTATGCAAGCCTTAGAGGAAATCAATGAGTTAAGAACTCTGATTGAGACCGCCTTTTCCATTGCCAGAAATTCCGATAGCCGTAAAAAATTAGCAGCTTCGGGGGCTACCTTGTTCAGTATTCGGCAGAGAATTTCCTTATCCGTCAGAAGAACAGATGCAAGATGCAAATAAGCCGCAGTCGCAGTGTCAACCATATTCCCTATGCGAGTAACGATTTCGCGGTCAGGTGTCAATCCATTGTAGATTCGCTTTTGTACACTCTTGCTCGTACTCAAAGCAGAAGATATAGCCAAACGTGTCGCTTTATCAGGAGCTAAAGACATAGCCGTACGTTTGAATCTGTTAGCATCCAAAGAAGTCATAGCCGCAAGACGGGCCGTAACCGAAGCCTCCAAATCGAGGCATGCACCAATACGATAACTGATACTCTTGTTTCCAGTCAGAGCATTCTCAATTCGGGATAGTACTGTTTTGCTCGGAGCGGCTCCCCCATGTAATCGTTTCCAAACTTGCTTTGATACCGAGAGTGCGTTTGCTATGTTGAACTGGATACTTGGAGCCATCTCTGCGCAGTTTACCAATCTCGTTTCGATTTCCTTGTCAACGGCAATCGTATGAGCAATCTGAATCACTCGGAAATAGGCCAACCCAACGGTCTGAGCAATACGCTGAAGATCGGTTTTGTCCATTACTGCAATTGAAAGTAGCCGTGCAAGAGAGGCTTTGTCGGTTCCGAGAATAGACGCTAACCGTGACAGTATTCTCCTATCACCGACTACTAAAGAACTTACGCGCCCCATAAGTATTTTGTCGGTGTCAATTGCGTGGGCAACCTTGGAGTATTCAGTCGCCTCTATACTCGCATAATGAGACAAACGATCCTTAACGGCTTTGTCAGACGCTACCCCAGACGCAATTCGACCTTGCAGTGATTTATCTCCAAACAGAAAATGCAGAACTCGCTTGAGCATTGCCTTATCCGTAACAAGTGAATCTCCAAGCCGCAACAGTAACGCTCTGTCTCCTACTAATTGGGCCGAAATTCTACTCTGTACTGATTTACTTAATGATAGGGAATTGGCCAATTCGTCAGCATCTATTTTGTCAAGTCCCAACAGGTTATAGATTCTCGCAAGTTCGAATTTGTCTCCACTGACTGCGCCTGCTAACGAAAAAAGTTCATTCTTGCAGGCAGCGATTGCTTCTACCAGTCGGAGGCTGTCCTCCCGCGTCATATCTGCCTGTGACGCAATTCTCAATAACCTCGTAGCTTCTGCGGCTCCGATTGACTGAACAAGTCGAGACTGTTTGTTCATATCCATTGAGCCAAGAGCTTGGACAAGTCGAATCTGTTTTTGAGGTACTGCGCTTTGATGAATTTTCGACCACGCTATTTCATCGGTTCCCTCTATAGAGCCGAGCGTAAATACGGGAGGATCGGAAACATATCCGGTAACAATCAGATGGTCGAAAAACGCATGAACAAGACCACCGGAGCCGTCATTTATTCCGCCAATAACGAAGTTGTGAGAAGCAACAATTTCCGTATCATCTGCGAATTGAAGTGTTCCATTTATCCATGCCGAAACTCCACTCGCAGTAATTCGCAACTCAACCTTGTGGTATTGCTGTAGTGGTGTCTGTCCGGTTCCAGTTGTCCAACTTCCGGCTCCGGTATGCCGATAGATTGGTTGCCCGTAGCAATCTATACCAACCTGGATACCCTTTGATGTACTTGTATTGTAGAGTTCAATGTAGATAAAGGAATCCGTCATTTCCTCTTGGGCGTCTTCAAACCACAAATAGCATGCAACAGAATGATTTGATAAGCTCAGACTCCGAGTTAGAGTATGGGTTCCGCTCGTTGTTGTTTTCAATGCAAGCGACTTCTGGCCAGAGTAGAGTTTGTTGACTGCGGCTGACCACACACCGGAGTCATATTTCAGCGTATAGAACTTACTCGCGCTTGATGCTGTCCATCCCCCAACTCCATTCATATCTGTACTTGAAGCATACGCTTCCCAACCCTCAAAGTAGGTAAACACATCGGAAGTATCTCGCGGGGGATTTGTGGCGTTATACTTTCCGTAGTAGAGATACCACTTGTCATAGGCATGAGCATCGGGTCTATTTTCTGCAACGGCTCTATGCGATTTGAAGTACAAGTTGGTATCTTCAGCATTGAACCTATCCGGCAGTCTATCAAGTTCAGCCGTCGTCCACGAATCGTCATCATTCTTTTTGTGATGAATTATGCGAAGATCATCCCCGCCAGCTACAAGACTTGGCCAGTAAATGTCCTCAAGCCAAAAGATATCCTGTCCACGAGTGTAAATCAATTCCCTAAAACCGCCGTCGGAATATACACCCGCCAAGGCATTGATCGCACCCAATCCCCATGCTGTATTTTTCGTCAACTGAGTCTGGGACCAATTTGCTCCGCTATCTGTACTTTTCCACCTATACAATTCGGCTCCTGCATAGACTTCTCCAGCAGCGTAAGGCACGAATGCATAGACAAAGATTGTCCCATTGTGAATGTAAATAGCGGGGCCGGTACGGTACTGAAACATTCTCGGAGCCGACGTTAGCCCCGAAAGATTTGTCTTTACCCATGCAGAACCGGACCATCGGGCATGCCACAATTCGCAAGCCTCAAACTGGGCTGTGTTCCACTCTTGAATACAGAAGTGAGGATACCCCGAAGAATCAATAGCAAGGCACTCTCCGTTAGTGATATAGTACGGAGGATCATCGGGCCACGTTCCACCCTCACTCGATTCAAAGATTTTCGTAACGGTAGTAAATCCTGAATGGGTTCCATAAATAACGGGATCAGTGTCGGTTGTTCCCGTTTTTGTTCCACCGAAATTGTACCAGTCGGCGAAATCGTCGGAATAGATGCAACTGATTGCTCTCCCAAGATTTGCTCCACCGTACCAATCCCACCAACAAATCACTACATAGACCCGGCTTCCCGAATAAACAACCCCGCCGCAATAGCATGAACTTTCTCCGGCTCCACTTTCATTGATTGAGTAATCAATTACGGTATGCCATTCATCTACAGCATCGGGCCAAGTTGCCCCGTGATCGACTGACTTGTAATATCCCCAATGTTCTCGGTCAGCAACACCCCGACCAAAAAGATAAATATCCCCATTCGATGCCTGAATCGGACGCGGGTAGGTAAACTTGTTGACGTTACCGCCCCCATCAGCCCCGCCAATAACTACCTCTGCACTCCATGTATCCCCAGCATTTGTTGACTTCCGGTATTTGCAAGGCGTATCGTGGCACCCGTAAAAAACATGGAGAGAGCCGTTTGAGTCAAGCAGCAAATATGGATAGTAGTGGTTGTCAAAATCGGTTCCAATATCCCCAACGTCTATATCTGCTGACCACGCACAGGTTCCGTGATTGTAGCGTTTGAAATATACATGGTAATTTCCACCGTCACGAGTATCTATCCACACAATGTAGGTATAGGTTGCGTCACGAGCAATTTGTCTTGAGGAATGCTGTATGGCCTCGTTGTTCATCCCAGTTGTTGCAATTCGTTGCTCATAACCAGTCTGCATTTCAATAGCTACAGTATCTTCAGTAGTCAAAGGACTGTGTACAGAGTCCATCGTCAATACGCGCCGATGATAGTAATCGGAATCCCACCAATCTGGGGTCCCATAACTTCGGAAAGCAACTGCTGAACTGATTCGCTTTTCATTGACAAGGGGAACCCCAGAACTAATTCTCTGCCGAATAGTAGCTACCGGCGGAGCCGACATATGCACGGTTTTCCAGTAGTTAGCTGTGTAGTAAACCGTGATCGAAACCGCGTCTATCAAACAGTCAGTATCGGTGTTATCCTCCTTGAAAATGATCACCCCAAAATCAGAGGCATTGATTTGAGAGACAGTATAAGAAGTCCCCCACAAGTCAGTGCCCCCGCCGAGGGTGCTCGTATTATCAGATGACGTCGTTGACAATACGGTTGGCCCTTTGAGATCGGATTGAGTAGAAGCTGGCGTCCCGAAAATACCAGAACCAGTGCGAGTCAGCCTAACATTAACGTTGTTGCTTGCACCGGGAGCCGTTCTTCCCTCAACGTTGACTTCGTACCCAAGTATTGTTGCCCCCGTCGGTATAGTAAAACTGAAATTGTAGAGGACGAAATCGCACGGCGATTTAGGACTCATCGCTGTAGCACGGGAATTGTCAGACGCGTACATGTACGTAGGATTAGTCCATGCAATATCTCCCGTACCGGATTTTCCGTTTGAGGCTGGGAATTTCGTCGAGGTTGCCATTTTCTTCCTTAAATGAAGGGGTTAGGACAATCCCCTAACCCCTCTGCACGAACACACGTACACCAGCAGGACAGGTTACAAACTCAGAAGCATCACCTTAGCGTAGGGCAAATACATATCATAGCCATCAACAGGGGTATATTCACTACCTAATGATATCCGAATACCGTAGTTAGAATACCCAAGCTCAAACTTGAATGCCGGAATGAGCTTGTCACCGCCATTGGAATTCAACAGAAGCCATGTACCTGCACCAAAACCAACAACTACATCCTTGAAAAGGAATTCCTTGTAGTGAGTTGAGAAAGTCTTGACCACATTCATTTCCTGAATAGTGTCAACCTTCAGAACGTCATCGAAATACGGGCGGTCAGCATACTGGTAAGTGATCTCCGTAACGAGTTGATATCCCTTTTCGGCTTTCGTCAACGTAGGAATATCAAGGCCAACTTCTTTCGTCCACGTCGCTTTAGTTCCGTGTTGAATCAATGCCCCGGAATTCACAGAGACCAATGCACTCGCCGCAAACGACGTACTCGCAAACGCCAACAGAAACGCAGTAACCAAAAGACATTGTAGCTTTTTCATCTTAAAACCTCTTCAGTTTTTGAGCAGTGTCAAAGACTATCTCCGGTCGATTCCATATGTCTCCACGCTTGTTGACTATACGCTTTGACGCGCTATCAATAAAGCCCGAATCATATTGGGAATCCGGCAGACAGACTTTCTTTAACTCCATATGGAGTCGTTCAAAATCGAAATCTCGCAAATGCGACAGCACGTAACTCCCCGGAGTGTAGATTACATAATTACCAGAGGGGTATCCGTGCGTTAGTGGCTGAATTGCATGAGATTCCCGCCGAATACAAACCCTTCGATCTGAGTTTGTCTCAAACAGAAACCGAAAATGGGAAACCGTGCAAGCATCTACGTGATTCTCATGCAACTTGCTAACACGGAATAGAATACCCTCAGTGTCATGCCTATGCTGATCTAACAGTTTGGTTAACCAGAATTTGGAACTCGTCCAGTCGAACGGGTGATAGACCAAGTAGTATATGTAATACCACATTTCGTCTTCGCGGACCCCGTAGTATATAGTAGGGTTTTCGACTTCACAAGGAAGAGAACGCTTTGCCGATTCCGATGAACCAAATATAAAGGGAGTCACCAAGTCCAAGATAGACGAAAACTCCTGATAGATTATCGGGCAGTACGCCGATGCAATCTTACGGGCTTCGTCTTTTTGGACTATTATGGACATACGGTGGCTCCTTTCGCTTAGGGTTTCTCACTATGAATCGAATTGCCGGGAATCTCCACTGAATCGCAGACAACAACTGAGGACGCCGTAGTCCCTGGCCCTTTATAATTCTGAAATACCTTCACGCCTGTTCTACATCCTGACCAACCAAGTACAGCAACAAGAGATTCTTGGGGAACATCTGGAAAAACAGAGACAACTACTGAATAGACAATCGACAGCCAAAATTCAGATGTCTCCCAACTCTTTTCGCCAGTTATTGGATCAACAGTTCCAAAACTTTTTTGTGCAGCACGCGATATTACCCAACCACCGAGAGCAACAAAGGCCTCTTTCGGGAAATTCGGAAATAGTATCGGTCCACCCAAACAAACAAGAGACACCCAAAACTCTACAGTCTTGATACCTTTCTTGAACATAACCGAGAACTCCTTTCTCTATTTCGTCAAGCGTTTCAACATCTTCCTGAAGTTTTCCATGTCGAAATTCGGGCAGGTCTTTTCCATCGGCATGTTATTCCTCAGGTAGTATTCATAGTGACCAAAAACTGCATCGGGAGAAATATGGTACTCAGTCATCAAGTCCACACATAGCACAAGCAGTGAATTGAACTGAGCCGCTGTTGGAGTTATACCAACATAGCAGATACCAACTGAAGTTGCGTTGTCTCCGCCGACGTGGGCACCAACTTCCTCTATAAGTCTGCCCGTAACAACGCGCCCGTCAGTGTTAGAAGAATACAGCCGCTTCTTCAGAGTATCCTTGTCATCCGATAGGGCTTCCGCTTGTACACGGCTGACGAATTGGTCGTAATCCGTGAACTGATTGTAGACAATGAAATGGTAGCCAATGTCCTTCCAGTTGTTCGGAGGACTCGTATGCCACGAGCGGATCAAATTGACATTCCCATATTCAGAATAGGAACAGTGAATATAGATTCGGTCGATTGCTCTCATGATTACACCAACATCGCCTTCACGAATGCAATAACACCAGCAACTCCGCCGATGCCAGCAATCCATTTAAGGGTTGTAACCGCGCCGCTTCTCTTGTCGTTTTCACTCTCAAGAGCGTCAATACGCCCATTTTGTTTATCAAGTTTAGTCTCGATGCGGTTTACGCTGCCCTCAACGTTCTCCATGCTTTTAGTAAGCTCTCCCCATCTTACTTGATCGAATCTACAATCCCGCTCCGGCACTGGACATTTTGAAACCACGCTGTCCCCCTCGCTGTGAATATGTTTCACGTCGGGCATATCAAGAATCTCAGAGGTTAGTAGGAAAGTGGCGGAAGGTATCTCCCGCCACTTGTGTTCTCAAACATCGTCACTTCGGCTTGACAAAAACCCACACGTTAGCCGTGTCAGAAACATCGTCTTTAGCACCAAGACAATATCCAAAAGGCACTCCGTTTACAGCAAGACTATCAATAGCCCACCGTGCAAGAGGCAGTTGCAGAGCATCACCACCAGCACCGCAATAAACAGGATATCCCGGTCTCAAAAATGCCCCGCTTGCAGCTTTCGCTTTCACCAAAGCCGGGCCATAAACGCAAACCTCGCCAACGGCATTGTCAGCAATCGTGGTAGTAATTACAACCCCAAGCGGACGTGTTGAAGCCGCCCCAGACTGAATCACACCACCAGCAGACGTTACATAAATCTGAGTTGAATCGCTGCCAGTACCGCCAACGTCTCTGATATTGATACTGTCGATACTCATCCACAGATATTTTGAGTAGCGAATATCCGTAGCCGTAGTACCAAAAGCAATCGTATCAGTCTTAGCCGCCTGCGTCTGAGCACCAGTTAATGCCGTTCCAAAAATCTTGACCGTATCACCTGTAGGAGTACCAAAGCCAACAAGATTAACGGCTACAGGAACACCCTCAGTAGCAGAGATAGAATCGAGAACAAGAGAGTCGGTACGTGTAGTTGCACCGTCTTTCTTGATAAGCGTTCCCATCAGTACCGGCATCGTATCAAGTTCAACAATCAAACCCGCTGAAATCGCGGCTCCATTCTTGTTCCGCACAGGCATAGTAACCCTGCCAAGGGAGTCCATTCGACTCGTTGCCCCCATAGCAAGTTTATAAGCCGGTGCTCGGAATTCAGAAGTAGCCTGTACGTAAGTCCCTGCCTTCAGGTATGAACCAGTAAGAGCGTAAGTCCCAACGGATAGATACGTGCCAACTGTTTCATAGGTTCCAATTGCGGCATGGGTGGTTGTCGTCAACCACCCTGTCAACGCGATATCATCAAAACCCGTTGTCCCCGCAATCAGAAGAAGTCCCAAAGTCAGGGCTACAGCAATAACGGCTACCCCTTTCAGGATTTTCTTCCAAAACGTATTCATCAAAATACTCACTTTCTCATCCATCAAGTTTAGGCATTGCCCTTGACAACGTAGCGGTAATCGGTACAGCCAACACCAGCAAAGTAGCTGATCTTGAACTGAGAAACGATATCCGACGTAAACGCCAACTGACTATCAGCACGCGATTCCGTGCGCGGACGCCAATACCACTGAATGCGGGTCTGAAGTGAAGGATCACCCAAGAACCACATTGACGCCGAAGACGCATCAAGGAACGGGGAACTCACGATAGTGTATGCACCCCGGAAGACGTTGATGTCGTTATTGGCGGTTCCGATTTCCTTGTCAGAACCAACCAACTTCAGGGCCGCAACTTCCAGCGCAGTCGGAACAATCAAGAAACGCGGAAGAATGAGAATAGGGTCGCCCTTTTCGTCCTTCATCGTCCCAAACAGAGCCGCAGCCGCAGCCAATGAACCCGTAGTCGCAAGAGCACCAGTACCAAGATTGTCATTCGCATAGCCATCCCAAGAGGCATGGGTATCGGCGTACATCGTCCGCCAACTACCATTCTTGTAGAGAGAATGATTAGCGGCTTCTCCGGTAGCCGTACAGGCAATATCGGCTACCTTCTGGATGATGTAGCCATGAATGTGAGTACCGCCCTTGACCCCAATCTCACGGGCTTTCGCAACAATCTGGCCAGTACGGTCTGATCGAACGGCTTCCGCAGTCAGGTCAATCGTAATACCAAACTTATAGTTGCGAATTTCAGCCGTCATTTCTGAAGGCTGGCTGGACTGGTAAGGGGTTCCCTCACGGGTCAACTGGAGATTATCATGGGCAGAAAGTCCGCCAATCTCTTCCTTAGTGTTAGACGAATCAACCTCAGTTACCAACTGAAGAACGTTAGTAACAAGAGGGCTATAGGCCTGCATAAACACCGGATGCAACAGAGTCCCAACCAACTGCGGCATACCCGCTGCGGTAATAGACTCACAAACCTGCACCGAATCATTCATGTCAACTTTCCGGGTAGGATCACACATCACCTCAAACAGATTCCTGACGCCAACATGCGCTAATGTCACGTTCTGGGTTTCGCAAATTTCAGTAAGGTCTTCACTGAAATGCCGTCTAGCTATCAGCAAATCCCCTTTTGCTTCAGCCAGATGTGTCTCCATTCTCGTTACAAGAACATCCCTTTTCATTATCGGGTATCTCCTCTTCTATTTCTCAATCGTTTTCGTTTTCATCAAGTTTACGAACCAATCGCAGTCCGACCAAACAGACCCGTAGTCAAAGCATTAGTCGCATCAATCAGAACCAAACCACGAGTAATCGAATCTTCATCCCTACCCCAGAACCACGCAATAGTCGGAGTGGTAGTAGTAGCACGAGCGCAGAGCGTATTCGCGGTTGCAGCATAACCAAGCTGATCGCCGAAATCGTAGTTTGCAGAAGACAAATCAATCTCGACGATGCACTTCATTGCTACAGGGATATAATCCGTAGCCGCAACCATAGTAGTAAGAGTAGTTCCCATAGCTACCCCAAGAAACTTCTCTTCCTCAGTCGCAGTATCAAACAAACCAACTCCGGCAGACTCATACCGGACAAGATCGCCGAATTTAATCAGCGTCGCAGTCAGAATAGCATCCGCATGAAGCGGAAGGCTCTTGACATACATCGATTCGTGATTCACAATTCTCGGCTGTGCCATTTCAGTATTCTCCTATCTTTAGCTCTTCTTCAGTTTCTTAGCAAATTCTTCATTAGGGAGGACTTTCGGCTTATCCTCAGTAATCGGGGGATTCGAGCCAGCGCCTTCGATGACTTTCTTTGTGGTGTCAACAAGGGACTTCCTGTCTTCAACTCTCGCTTTCACCTCTTTCGTAAAAGCATCTTCGGATTCAAAAGCCAACGCCTGCAAATCCTTGTTGAACTGCTCGCTGCAATGCTTTTCATCAAGTCCGGCCTCTTTCTTGGTCTGGGCAATGATTTCAGCAATGCGGGCCTTGCGCTTGTCAGCTTCCAACGCGGTCACGGTTTCGGTTAGGGTTTTCTTCTCAGCTTCCAGAGCCGCAACCTTCGCCTTTTCCGCAGCGAGTTCAGTATTAGCCGTTTCCAAAAGGGTTCGGTCTACCTTGTTCGATTCATTCGCAAGGGTTCCCTTAGCTTCCGCAACCAGGGCCTCGTACAGAGCCGGGGCCTTTTCCTTCAGTTCTGCCAATGTCTTGAACATATCCGTTCCTTCCTCTATTGTTCTGTTTTCGTTTTCTCTCACGTAATTCGCAGTCCACTCATGGACTTTTGTATCTGTCCAACTATGAGACTTATCGAATGACAAGCCCACAAACTCCGATGTTTCAGAATACAAGGCCTCAATACCATCGGCTGTCGATACCGGAACACAAGTCTTAGGTCCGTCATAATCACTGAATTGCAACCTTAGGGTTTCTCCACAATCCGTGACTTGGTTTGATACTTTGTAGTAGTTTCCAACAGGCAACACCTTTGGCTCAAGAAACGTCAATCCATTGACTTTCTCCGTAAACTCCTGAAGCAAAGAACCAACCGCTTGCCGTCTTTCAGCTACGGGAGTGAATTGCCAATCTTCACGGGCAAGGACGATGTTGCTCAATTCGGATTCAAATGTCCAATACAGGTCTCGGTATGCCTTTTCCGCAGCTTCCCTACTGATAGCCGCATCCATCTTATTCGATAAGATGCCCTCAGTTACCGGAGTATCCTCAACTGACCAATCCAAACCCTCAAGCAGATGGACAGAGCCAAAAGCATCGGCTTTGTCCTGAACGTGGGTTGTCTCAAAGAGTTTGTTGACTTTGCCCCCAGCAGCCGGACGATCCACAATGTCATATGAAAAAAGGAAAGTCACGTCCTCAACAACGTAGCCCTCTTTACCATCAACGGTTCCCTTTTTCACTTTAGCCTTACCAACAATCGAAGGACCAAAGTTTGATCGGGTTTCCTGCATACGGTCAAAGACCCATGCGTTTGGACCGCTTGAGAAAAACTTAGCCTCGGAGATTACCTTAGTACCGTCATCCGAAAGTTTCGCAGTGATGTTGTTGGCAATTCGGTCGGCTACCTTCCGAGGAGCAAAAGGATTCTCCCGTGGATTATGATCAAGATACACACCCTCAGATTGGGTATTCAGAAGATTAACGATAGAGGCGAGTGGCTTTGCCCCATAGTAGAATCCATTTAGAGACCAACCCTGCTGAATAACTGTAAGCTCGGCAACTCGTGATTCGGAATTGAAAGAGGCCTCTGCCAGATTACTAACGAGAATGAACTCCCGCTCAACTGTCCCACCCATTGCCAGTGATACGCTATCCTGAATATGCTTTTTCTTCATTCGGTCATACCTCTCCTGTACTTTCTACAAAAGGGGCCAATTTCCGAATTGATAGCAAATCAGTATAAATGATATGGGGTCCAAAAGAAAAGGCCATCCGATTGGACAGCCTTTGAAACTCGACAGTAAAGAATTTTACACAGTCTTAATCCACGCCCTCAGTGCAGCGATGATCTCCTCGCGCAGGGGGCGGTCACGATCCACAGCCAAGTGCTTGAGTGCAGTCATCACGTCGCGCGGAACGTCGCGCAGTAGGTAGTTGAGGGGCTTAGTCTGCGTCATCTTACCACCTCTCCAACATACTCGTACCATCCGGTCAATCGCCCAGCGTCATCGCGCGACTCGGCTGGCTCATAATGATTGTCGCAGCATAGGACACACTGTACACCATTAACGATGTAGCGTCGCTGGCCAAAGATGTTACCGTTGTGGACATTACCGATCATAGTGTTGATCTCAACACGCTTGTCACCGATGCAGGCGTAGGCCCTCACTGTACCATATGCATGGCCGGGGTGGTTATTGACGCGGTCGCGGGCCTCAATGGCTCGCCACGGGAGGCGATGCCAAGTGATTAGGCCGCCGTCCGCCCGGAGGACCTCATACCGCTTGCAAGGGCGCGGCTCGATTATCGGAGAGTTGGTTTTGGCGTCCATCTGATTTCCTTTCTTATTCCCCTCACGGGGCTGGTTATTGTTGTTACGCTATCAATATACACAGTGTCGGCAGTGTGTCAAGTGATATTTTGGTGTTTTTGCAAAAAAGTGAAAAAAGATGCTATCTTGTTAAAAATCAAGGGGTTACGGAGATAAAAAGACGGTCCAAAATAGAGGTTTCCGACATCAAAAAGGCCACCGGGCCGGTCAAGACCCGATGACCTCTGACAAAGAAAGGAGAGAGACTTATTCACTGAGGCAGATTGATAGGTGCCCAGCGATCAGGCGGGTCTACCGCGTACTTTCCATGCTTTCTATCTAAAACAGAAACCCAAACCCTGCCACGCTCTTTATACCGCCAACCCCCAGTTACAGTCCAAACTTTACCGGAATTAGGGTCATCAGCATAACCCCACCTTGCAATCGATACAAGATCATCCCAAATTCCTAAAAAACAACTTCCATCTTTCGGCGGTTCATCTGTGCGCCAAGGACCGGCAGCATATGAGCGTGACACGCCTTGCGCTTGCCAAAACGTACTCCCACCACAGCACGACGGGATTGCTCGATATTCTCCATACGCTTCATTTGTCTGCCAATGCCTGAACGGCTTCGGCAATCTATCTCTGTCATCGTATGACATCGCAACTATCCTTCAGTATTCAGTTGGTGGATTGGTCCGGCTACTGTCGCGCAGTTCTTTATAGCGGCTTCGATTGCAATCCGCGCTCGGTCTTGGTGTCGCTCATCATCTAAACACTTCCCAGGCAATCCACACAGATAGAACAAGCACCCCGCCGGTATACCACAGGCAAACCTTGCCTTGTGTGCATATCAACCAACAAACCATATCCGATAGAGCTGCTCCGATTAGTACTACTATAAATCCGCCAATTAGAACACCCATCACGATAGGGAGTACATATGCAGTTGATATACAATTGTCATATCGGAATGAACAAAACAGAAGCGGCCAAATATAAATCAAAAGGCAGATATCCGTACAGATAGAAAAACAGACATCTTCAAGTCGCCTTTCCTTTTCATTCTGCATAATCATACCCCATTCCCTTTTCCAATATGGCCAAAGCCGTTGAACTCGGATTGCATTTCTTCACAACTCCCGACCCCAAATCCATTACCCGATTAATTGCTTCTCGTACCGCTTCCCGATCTACAGAAAACGTTCTCATGTATTCCTCCCGCTTCCGGTCCCAACGGCACACACTCATAAGATAATCCCGCATTGACTCACAGTGGCCAGAATGCGTGATTGGTATCTCACGGGGTATCTTGCCCTCGTTATCCATATAGACATGGTACCTGATCGGCTCCCCACAGAACGCACAGGGAATATCACATTCAGGCCAATTGCCGGTTTGGAGAAACCATTTCTCTCGTGGTACAGGACGAATCAGTCGGCGCATTAGGATTCCCTTTGCATATGCTGACGAATAGAAGCGGTGTAGATCATAATCGCTACCAACAGTATCGTCCCTGCGATTCCATCTTTGTCATATAGGAGTATACAACAAAGGAGCACTGCAAATGCTGTACTCAATTTGTGGGAGCCAACTACTTGTTGGATTCCAAATCCGGCTAATACACCAATAGCCGGAATCGCAAAGGCAATCATCCTCACCGTATCCACCGCAATAAACACACTCCCAGCGGCTAAGAACATCCAAGCAAGCGAAAACAGGTGATATCCGTGCCCTCTCTCATCCAGAGCTTTCCATCCAATCACAGACAGCAAGAACGGAACCATCACTGCCCCTACAAAGTAATTCAGTGAAAACCACTTACCTTTGACTTCCTGTAGGGTATCTGTAAACCTACTCAAGAAGTTCATTGACTCCGTTGGCAAGGTCCCCGTCTCCGGCCTTAACCCAATTACTACAAGCGCAAACAGTAACACCGGAATCCCAATAGCCAAATACCAAACCCGGTTGTACCTCATCGGTCTGTCTCGGTACAGATTCGCGGCTATTAGTACAACTGGCACCAAACACACGTCCCTAACCATAACCCCAATAGACAATAGGAACAAGGTCAACACGGCTTTCCTACACAAGATTGCATGCGTTGACCAAATCAAGATCGCATGACACACAGAATCTACAGGAAGATACGCAATGAAGTTAATTGCCGCCGCTTGATACCAGAACAAGTAAAAGAAAGCCGCATATCGTCCAGCTTTCTCCGAACCTAACCGCTTACAGACTGAGTACAAGCCCCAACAACTCAACAATGTTCCAACAATCAACCAAACCTGCCCAATCCATATCTTTCCAAAACACAAGAGAGGAATCAGGAATCGATAAGCATAGGGAGAGGACACACTTTGTCCTAAGATCATCTGAGCATACTTGTAACCACAAAAGGTTGGTTTCAGAAATCCAACTGGGTCTGTGTAGGATTGCCAAAAAAGAATTGCGGTAGCAGTGAGAAGACCGAAGATGAAAAGGAGTTTAGATCGGTTGGTCATGGTGTTTCCTATACATAGCGGTTTCGCTTAAGTTCACAATAGGACGCGCTCTGAATATTCAGCCGTTCCAACCTCGCGCACGATCTACAAACCCGTCCATCATTTGGAAACCGTATGACTTGTTGCAATCCGCTATGAAGTTCCCAAGATGCAGCAATTTCATCCGAGGCCAGTTTCTTTACATCAAACGGGCGATAGTCATTTTGCTTAACATGTGCTGGATACATCTTCACACCACAAATATGATGTACGCAATCTGGCGTATGCATACCCGTCTGGGTCACGTTCGTCTGAATATGCCAGACTCTGCGTTTAGTTGAGTTAATGACTATCGACACTTTGGGCTTTCTCCAACTTCGCAAAAGTCTCGTTCCTCAAATGCTTCGCAAGAACCCCGGCTATCAATGCCAACAGGTATTCTTGTTCCGTTTCGGTCTTCATACACCAATCCCTATCAGCGATTTGGGCTATCTCAATCACAGCATCGGCTACCCATTTCTCGTGTTCAGGTAGAATCATTCGGAGGGTGTCACCGGGCATGTTCCAACTCCTGTATCCGTCTTCTAGCATTTGCGGCTTGCCACTTGGACAAGACCTCATGCCACTGTTTGTCGTTATCGGCTAACTTCCGTCTCCAATACCAAGTTGCAATTACCGCTCCTATTGCAATACCTCCGGCAAAGAAGACCTCAACCATATATTCATCCATATATACTCCTCTCTCTATTATACAATACTCCGGCTCTCCTTTGGTGTGGGTATTACTTTGTAATACTACCACTTTTCTGATTTTCCAATGTTACTCTACCCAACCATTCCCATTGCCTTAGCGTAGGACACAAAGCCACCATCAGATACTGAGAGCAAATCAGCAACCTTCACGAGATACACCTTTCTCGGTCGCCGGTCCTCGATTTCTTGGAAGTATCCAATTCCTTCTTGGAGTAGAGTATCGCCGCCGCCGTAAATGCGCCGTTGTCAACCAGCAATACGGGTAGCGAACCTTCAGGCACTTCTTCCCATCGGATGTTCTGCGATGTTGGCGTGCCGTGCGAGGCCAGAAAAGCCTCTTTCGTCTCAGTCGGTAGATTTACATAGTATCCCATAGATTCCTCACTCTTGTTTTACAGGTTTCACTATTTTGCAACTAACCCAACTGGTCACTTACTCTGATATCGACTCAAGGCCGTGTCTCACTAGTGCAGCAAACCCCTCCAACTCCTTACACCTCTCAGAAAGCATCCGGCTCTGTTCTACTTTGCCGTTCAGTTCCCAAACCAAATCACCTGCATACGTTGAATTGTCAATACGTCTCTCTTGCGTACTGCAATCAATATGCAAAACCGTTTGACCATCACTGAGCCGGGCTATACCTATCCAATTCCCATCCGGGTTTTCTACCAACTGATACTTCACATGGATTGAGGGTTCCGTTACTGTCTTCCCTAAATCCTTCTCGACTCCTCCTACGGCTTTCGCGGCTTTGACAATACACTCAGCAATCTCAAGGGCAACTTTTGGGGAAACCTCGTGCCATGTTTCCACATTACCTTTGCTCATAATCAATACAGTTCCGTCTCCTGTATACCCCGCACCAAGAGCACCATCCTTTGTCAGTCTCGCTCCGGTTCCAATATTTTCTTTCTTTGCCATTCTACATACCCCGCAGTTCTTCCATTGCCGTTCGTATACCGGACAGGATTTCATCGTGAGATTCTTTTACCTGCCACCGCTCTTTTGTGTCATTGAAATAGATAGTGCCATTTCCAAATTCAGCAATCCTGTCGGCTCTAATTGTTCTCTTGGCTCCATCTACCAATGTCACAGTTATCAAAATGAAACCGCCACTCTTATACTCAAATATTTTTTGACTCCCTATTCTACTTCCACAGTTTCAAGTTCTGCCAATCCAATATACCGGACTCCATCAATTTGAATTCGGATTGACTCATGATGATGGCCAAATACCCACACCTCTGGCTTATGTACTTCCAACAGCGCAGGCATGAGGATATCACTTGTCCGACTCTTCCACTCCAACTTGCTCCCTATCTGCTCCTTGACTACTCTTGGGCAATCATGAGAACAGACAATTCTCGGCTTTGTCCTTTCATAAAGGGTTGCAACTTTCTCATACTGACTCATAGGGATTTCTTCATCCAGCCACCAATCGACTCCAATCGTTCGATATTGTCGATCAATCGAAAGCCCACCTCCAATGTAGAAGATATTCGTTTCGGTTACTCCCCAATAACCCAAACAGTTTGGATGAACCTTACAATCTTCGGGCTTGTCATGGTTTCCGGGAATGAATCTATGAGACAAATCCCAAGGAGCCGGAGACGGTCGGAATCCCATACCAAAATCTCCAAGCTGGATCGACTCGGCCTGTAAGGTCTTTATCAGATTCCAATAGGTAACCCAAAGACCGTGAACGTCACCGATGAAATACACTAATACCTTCCTTCAAATACTGCTAACGGACTGCCAATGTTTGGACTCTCTACAAAAACCCCAATCCTTTCGGTAGACCATCCGTAACCGGGAATTACCCAACCACCTCGATAAAGGTGCGGAACATACACGCACTTCTGCATTGCGCAAGTCATTAGTCGATCCCTTGCAACTACAAAAGATTCCCCGTCTTCCAGTCCATGCATAGCTAACTTTCCTGCGTAATGCTTTATGAGTTCTTCCTTAGTATTAGCTACATATGGAAGATGTTCAGATACAGGTATGTTCACTTCCCCTCCTCCTCCGCCCTGATACGGGCGAGTAATTCAACACGGTCATGCCCTACATCGTACGTCTCCCCTGAAAGTGTGTTGTGGCACAACTCAATCTCATCCCCCGCCTCTTTCAGCAGGGCATCACGTCGAGACAGCTTCTCATTCAATCGCTTAATCGCAGCGTCACGCCTTGCAATCATGTCCTGCACCATCTTGTCATACGACTTGCTCATCACGCCCACCTTTCGAGACGACGCTGTAACTTTGCACGTTCACAATCGTCCTCGTGGCCTTTCCCTTCTTCCCTGTTACACGAGCGACACACGGAAACCTGCTCGTCAAATCCAGCGGTTTGAAATTCGTACATATCGAAGCCCAACATCTCCCTCGCCGCCTGCACGTCGGCACGGAGAGCGGCGTTGTCGTTGAGACGGTCAAGCACTTCTTGAGCCGGGACAAGATGCCCCGCAGCATCAAAGATCGGCGCATACCAACCCTTGCCGTCGGTCTCTACAAACTTGTACTCACTCACCCTCATCCTCCTCAGTCCAACACTACAAGTTTCCGCACTCTGATCTTAGCATCCATAGTCGGCAAGCCCCCAAACAGAATATCCTCCCTCTTGACCAACACCCGAAGGCAAATCAGGTTGTGATTGGCTTCGCACAGGCCATACCATTCGGGGTGACACGGTGGACGGAATACGTGCAAACCGGGAGCGCATTGCTGATCTGAAATCTCACCAACAGCCTCAACCGCAGCTCCTTTTTCATACCTGATCTGAGTTGCTCTACCCCAACCGGGCGACATTCTTTCAGGAGTAACCCACTTCCAGAAAATCGACTCATCAGGGAAAGAGTCAATAAACATTTGATTCAATTGGTC